TATATTGACCCATACGCTAAATCAACTGTTGACTTCGCCGTTGTTGGTTATAGGGGTAGCAATCCTTATGATGCGGGTATTTTCTATTGTCCTTATGTACCACTTCAGATGGTGCGTGCGGTTGGTGAGAACACCTTCCAGCCCAAGATCGGGTTTAAGACTCGTTATGGACTCGTTGCCAACCCATTCTCTAAGGGTGCAACAGCAGTTTCGGGTGACGGACTTGGTAATGCTGATAATGTCTATTATAGACTATTCGGTATTAGCAACCTACACGGTAACACCGGATCTATGTGATCTTAAATGATACCTAAGCGAAAGGGAGTCCTTCCGGGGACTCCCTTTTTCATTTATATAAATAATATAACAGGAGAAATATTCAATGGCAGGATATACTGGCGCGACAGCAGGAATACCAGATATTACTTATGTGTCTAATGCACGACAACCAGACACCAACAACTATCTTGCAAACAATTATTTTAAATTCGAATTTACCAGACTCCCCACTGTGACATATTTCTGTCAACGAGTAAATCTTCCTTCTTTGTCATTTACTAGAGCGGAGCAACCAACCAGTTTTGGACTGACGGGTAAAATTCCTGGCGGAAGATATGATTATGATCCATTAACAGTATCGTTTATAGTTGATGAAGATATGAAAAACTGGCTTGAGGTTTACGAATGGATGAGATCTATTGGTAATTTGGATGATATTAATAAACATATCCGTGTTCATCACGACAAATACTCTGATGCTAGAATAACAATAATGAATAGTGCCTACAAGCAAAAATTGGTGGTTAAAATTCGGGGTGTGTTTCCGACTTCTATATCTGGTATAGATTTTGATTCTACATTACCAGAAACAGAACCAATTGTTGCATCCGCAACATTTGATTTTACCTTCTATGAAATAGAGAGATTGTAATTGCTATTTGTAATTTTCCTTGTATAATTAACAAGGAGTATTATAATATGAACTTAAAAGAAATCAGAAAATTAATATCTGTCGATTTGAAAATTGATGAAACACGACTAGATTTTGAATCGTTAAAAACTCCCCAACTCCATAACAAATATTTAATCATCTATACCGATGAAAAATTAATATTAGAAAAAATGATTAGTGATATGTCTATATTAAAAAAGAATAAATGGCTTTATTATACAGGAAAAATGAGTCAAGAAGAATTAGAATTTTTGAATTGGGAACCATTCAATCTGAATATTTTAAAAACTGATATTGATAAATTTATCTCATCAGACAAAGAAATTATTGAATTGAATCATAGGTTGATATTACAAAAAGAAAAAGTAAATTACTTAGAAAGTGTTGTAAAAATAATCAATAATAGACAGTGGTATATTCGATCTGCTATTGATTGGGTTAAATTTACGCAAGGGATATGAGTGATTTAATTATAACGCCTGTTAATTCAGTTTATATTAAAATAGATTCTGATAAAGGAATTGCTAAAGAACTATCTGATTTTTTTACATTCAAAGTTCCTAATTATCAATACACTCCCGCATTTAAGAACAAAAAGTGGGATGGACAAATAAGATTATTTAACATATATAAAAGAACTTTATATGGGGGATTGGTTGATTATGTTCGTATATTCGCTAAAGATAGAAAATATTCGATAACGGATAATCTTTCTCAAAATAAAATAATACCTAAAGTTCAAATAGAAAAATTTGTTGATTCGTTGAATCTTTATGCACACGACAAAAAGATAACACCACACGATTATCAAATTAATGCTATTAGGCACTCTCTTAATAATAAAAGATGTTTACTTTTATCACCAACGGGTAGTGGAAAATCTATGATAATTTATTCTTTAGTTCGGTTGTATGGTGACATATTAGAAGATAGCAAAAAGATACTCATAATTGTTCCTACAATCAGTTTAGTTTCGCAAATGTATAATGATTTTAAAGATTATTCTCAGAAAAATAATTGGAATGTGAATGATGAATGTCATGTAATATTTTCAGGGCAAGATAAAGTAACTGAAAAGAGGGTGATTATTTCTACATGGCAATCCATATATCAAATGGACAATGAATATTTTCAGCAGTTTGGTGCTGTGTTTGGGGATGAATGTCATTTTTTTAAAGCGAAGTCTCTTACTACCCTAATGACGAAATTAACCTCTTGTCCGTTCCGTGTGGGGACTACAGGGACTCTAGATGGAACTCAAACTCACCAGTTAGTGATTGAGGGTTTGTTTGGGAAAGTATATAATGTCACCACAACAAAAAAGTTGATGGATGATGAGATTCTTTCTGATCTAAAAATTGACTGCTTATTGCTGAAATATAAAATGCCTGATATTCAAGAAATGAAGAGAGCCAAATATCAGGAAGAAATAAAATGGCTGATAGAAAACAAAAAAAGAAATTCATTTATTGTAAATCTGTGCAATACTATAAACGGGAATACGCTTGTGTTGTTCAACTATGTTGAATTGCACGGTAAGCCATTATATAAACAAATATCAAACATGTGCCCAGATAAAAAAATATTTCTTATACACGGAGGAACAGAAGTATCACAGAGAGAAGAAATTAGAAAATTGGTTGACAAGGAATCTAATTCTATTTTAGTCGCCTCTTATGGCACATGTTCTACAGGCATTAATATCAGAAATATTCATAACATAATATTTGCTTCTCCTTCTAAATCAGTTATTCGAGTGTTACAGTCTGTTGGTAGAGGATTAAGAAAAACTTCAACAAAAAATAAAGTAAAACTATATGATATATGTGATGACCTTTGTTACAAAAAATATCAGAATCACACATATAAACATATGAATGAACGAATAAAGATATATAATAATGAGAGATTTAGACATAACATTATACCCGTTCGCCTATAGGAGAAAATATGAGCAAAGAAGATTCATATCGTATTTTAAAATTGAAAAGTGGGGAAGAAATCATCACTTCAATAAAAGGGCAAAGTAGCGATAAATTTGTTTTAGAGCGTCCTATGATATTTAAAACAACTATTGTTCCTGATATCTTTGGGAGACAAAAAGAAATTACTGTTCTTAAGAATTGGCTTTCTTTTACAAACGAAATACAAACTAAAATTCCTCAAGACTATGTTGCATCTTTTTTAAAGCCTGCACAAGAGGCTATTCAATTATATGAATTAGAAAAAGAAAAACAAGACACTTTAGACATCCAGCCAAGAATAACTGGCTACCCCTTATCCCCAACAGACAAAAGAGAATCCGGTAACGAAGAATTTGAAAACTTCGAAAATATGTCAGATGAAGAAATGAAAATAATGGATCTATTCAATAAATTAGAAGAATCTAGCAAGGCGAAGAAAAAGAAAAGAAAAATAAAGAAAACAATCGAAGATCCAGACCCACCAGAAGAAGAAATAACATATCCAGATATAAGCAAATTTGTTTCTATGACTCTTTTCTTTCCACCAGAAATACTATTGACATTTGTAGATAACGGAATAATAGACAAATCAGATATAATCGATTTGATTGATTATCTTAAAAATAAGAATTCTCCTTATACAGGAGATGATGTTGAACATCCAGACTGGGGCAATCGGTGGACTGATTGGAGTTCTGATTTAGGAGATTATCAAGAAGATATTTAGTATTCTTAATTACCTTTTATTCCCTCTGGCACAGAAGAGTGTAAAGGATATTTGAAAACTTGTCAAGAAAATTCTTTCAAAATTATGAAAATTTAGTATGATGCTATTATAACAGCAATAAAACATAATAGAAGGGTTGTGTGAATGTGAGTAAGAAGAAGAAAAAAAGAAGTAATGACTATATTGATAATAAAGAATTTTTCCGAGCAATGGTTGATTGGAAAAAGATTGTTATCAATAATGAAGATAGTGTAGAATCAAGACCACCTGTTACTAATTATATTGGTGAGTGTTTTATGAAGATAGCAGAACATTTGTCATATAGACCAAATTTCATTAATTACCCTTATCGAGATGAAATGATATCTGATGGTATCGAAAATTGTTTGATGTACGCTCATAATTTTGATCCTAAAAAATCTAGTAATCCTTTTTCATATTTTACACAGATTATTTATTATGCATTTCTTCGTCGAATTGAAAAAGAAAAGAAGCAAGCATATATTAAATATAAAATTACCGAATTGTCTAATGATGATGTTGTGAGGAAATGGTTTAGAGAAAATTATTTCGAAAAAGAAGACAAAACTGTTGATGTTGCACTAAGAGAACATTTTCGGTTATCAGACGGTGATGTTGATAAATTTTCGCCCAAAAAGAAAAAGAAAAAGAAGAAGACCAAAAAGAAAAAGAAGAAGCCAGGCGTATTAGACGAATTTATGGATAAAGAATAATGAAGGTGGCAATTTTATCAGATACCCACTTCTCCGCGAGAGGTGACTCACAACTTTTCTTTGATTATTTTATGAAGTTCTTTGATGATGCGTTCTTTCCATATATCAAAGAACACAACA